ATCAAAACTTTGAACCCCACCGCGAGCATCTAGGAATGTTTCAATGGTGTCGGCTTCCGTCTCAGACACCCGAAAAGTCAGGTTATAGATCTTGGGATCTTGGTTGATGCCAAACGTTGCTCGCTGGCTATAACCACTGCCAAAAGCAATTGCACGCACTTGTGGTGCGCTTTGCTTGGTCATCCCTGGTGCAGGGTCAAAAGCGGGGAAGGTACTCATTAGCGGGACAATAAGCCTCCAGGTCGTTGTTGCTTGATCAATTCTGCCTGCACAGCCGCTCCAATCAACCCTCCAAGCTGTTTACCGGCACCACTGTCGCCTGAAGCAGAACTGCCTTTGGCATCAACGTTAACAACAACGTTTGTCGCTCCACCTCCGCCACCAAATTTTCCATTTGGAACGATTGTGCCGGAAGTGTTTGGAACGAATAGCTCAGGGCCGCGCTCTCCCACAATTGAAGGCTTACCAACTGGCGGGCGACCTCCATTCGCAAAGCCTGCAAGACCGCTAAATATGCCAAGGCCAGTGCTTTGAAGAGCAGTGTTGACGCCAAGCTTTAAAAGAATGCTTGCAACATTGCGAAGTGTGTTTGCTGCAGCGTCGGCAAGCGATTTGGTTTGATCAACTGCTGCGCTCAATGTATCAACAACGCCACTAGCAATACTTTGCCCAATTTGCTCATATATACCTTGGAGTTTTTCAGCAGCTGCGGCTTGTGCCTCTGCAAGTGCCTTTTCTTTTTCTTTTAAATCCTCTGCTTGCTGAAGACGCACCGCATTTTCCTCTTTTATTTGCTGAGTTGCTTTGACTTGAGCCTGCAAGTTGGTAAGCCCTTCCAATTCCGCATTAAGCTGAACCTTTGTTAATCCTTGTTTGTTCTCTAAAAGCTTTTTAATTTCAATTTGATTTTGAAATTGTCGAAGCTCTTCTTGCGTCAAGGCAGAGGCTAATAACGTCTGGTTCTCAAGCGATTGAACGCGATCAGCAGATGCTTTAGCAATTCTTGCAGCACTCTCCGCGGCTTTATCTTGTGTCCCGCTTCCTGATTTTTGAGCGTTTTTAAGCAGGTCTTCTGCTTTTAGTTGTTCTCTAAATGCGTTGATTTTGTCAAAATCTATAGCAGCTCCTTGCTCTGGCCTCAGGTCAGTGCCTTGCCTGTCTATAACGTCTTGCGCCCCAGCAGCTAAATCTCTTAGTTTTATCAATAACCTAAGCTGTTTAATCAAGGTGCCAGCAACCGGCACCCCTTCAGCAATATTTAAGAAAAACTCGTCAAATTCAATCCCCAAGCTTTTTATTGTTTCTTCAAGCGGTTCTATAAGAGGCTTGAATATTTGTAATTGAGCGTTTAAAAGTTTGAATGCTTGCTGAGTCTTTTCTACATCATCTGTCAATCCTTCTGCTGCAATCGCAAGTCTTTCAACAAGGCCAATGACTGCAGGCAGTATTAAATCACCAAAAGCAACGTTCAAATTCTCGGTTGCATTTTGAAGATTAACAAGCTTTTGAGCAGGCGTGTCTAAAGCCTTTGCTAAAGATTCTGCGCCCTCTGTCTCAATTCTTTTAAGTGCTTTGACTACAATGTCAGCAGTAATTTTGCCGTCAGCAGCATAATTCCTTAAAGCCCCAACGGCCTGCCCTGTCTCTTTAGAAATAGCAATTAACAGCCCTGGAGCCTGTTCAGCAATGCTATTAAATTCGTCCCCTCGCAATACACCAGAACCTAGTGCTTGAGCTAATTGCCTAAACGCTCCAGCCGATTCTGATGCGCTAGCACCCGACAGACGAGCCGCAGTATTGAAACCATTGAAGACTGACTCAATATCCTCCAAGCCAACACCAACAGGGCGAAGCCGTGCATAAGTTGACGCCAAATCTTTATTAACTTGCGTGAGGCTTAAACCAAATTTTTGCGCTGACTTTGTAGCAGCTTCTTGCAATTGCGAAGTTTCACCATATTGACTAGATAAAAGCTCTAAAGAGCGGACAGATGACGCTCTGCTAACAGATTCGTTTACAGCTCTATTTGTAGCCTGTATGGCTTGAGAAACCGTTAAATACGCCGCGGACGCTTTGACAAGGCTACCGGCTAGTTTCCCAATTCCTCCAGAGGCTTTGTTTGCTGCATTACCAGCGCCTAAAAATCTTCCTTTTGCATCTCGCAACCGTCCGTTTACATCACGAGTGGCGTTAGCGACGCCATCCATCGAACGCCCAAACTTCTTGGCGTTTGCAGCAGCTCTCGTCGAATCAAGAGCAATTTCTACACGAGAGACAACGGCCATGCCTACTTACCCATTGCCGTGAGTTTAGCGCCCACGCTTCGCTTTCTTCATTGCCGCTTCTTGCTCTTCGTTTAACAAGTCGAAATAAGCCGACCAAATTAAAAGCTCTTCTAGCGTCACCTCTTGGTTAAGCCTTGCCAAGCTGTAACCAAGCTCTTTCGCAACGCCTAGCTGCAACCGCAATAAATTATCCTTTTTCAGTTCAGCCTTCAGCCTTTTGGGTCAGCCGCCTCCGTGCTGTCCTCTTCAATAACCGCAAGCATCAAAGACTGAAGGTCAGCGTCTCGAACATCGTTCTTAAGCTCTGCTGCTTGGCCAAGCTGAAAAAGCCGCTTGCCATCTTCATCCTGAGCTTTAAGAATTAAAAGCTGCAACGCAAATGCGTTCGTGTCGTCGTTAGATCCTTTTTGAGCACGTTCGCGCTCCGCCATTGTTAACGGAGAACGCCAAAACACAAACTCTGAGCCATCAGACAAGACAACAACTTTTTTAACTGGTTGCAAGTTGGCGGCTTTCTTTAGCTGATCAAGAGCACTAGGCACAAAAAATAATCTCTATTCGTTGACAGCTTACACATAAAAAAGCCCCTGGCACAAGCCAAGGGCTGAAGAATATGTTGCCTGAACTTAGGACTTGGCGAAGTCGAAAGTTGGAGCTGCAGAAGGTCGGAATGAGATTTCTACGCTCTGAGCATCGTCTGGCGTTACGCCATAACTCGCAGAGGTCAACACAGACTGGAACTCAATCGAACGGCTTGTAGCGTCGTCTGGGGAAGTCCCCGACAACACAAGGTCGGTGTAAAGCTTGAAGGTTGCACCAACCTGCTTGCGCTGAATCACATCTTCAATCAAACGACTTGCAATGGTTGTGTCGTCGTCAGTGGTGTAAACAGTGGCGGAACCGGTGCCATCAGCAAAGCCAGTGACAAAGCTGCGGAACGGTGCGTTTTGACCAAGCGTTCCACCGATGCTGGTTACATCAATCTCTTCGCGAGTCACTTCAAACGACCATTCACGAACGTCGCCTACTGATTGAAATTCAGAGAACTTAATCGTGAACGGCGTAGTGCCGTCAGTACCGTCGTTCGACAGGGCGAGCACAGAACCGCCTGCTGTTGCAGAAAACGTTGCTGCTCCAGTATCTGGGTTGTAGGTCTTAACGAACACAGGAGTGCTAGCAGTTATGCCTCCAGGCAAAGTGCCGCCAGTGCCGGTTCCAAACGAAACCTTGTCATTGACCTTGAAATTTAAAAAAGTACCAACAACAATCGTGTCGCTAGCGTTGGTGACGTTTGCGGCTTTAAACGTGCTGTCGGTCCCAGCAGGCTTGTAATAAAGAGCGCCGGACGTACCGGACAGAACAGTAGCCATAGTGTTAAGCGGTAGTGGCTTTCTAGCCTATTGTAAGTAGGCGTCAAAGGTTACGCTCACCTGGGTTTGGAAATAACTCTCAGGAGCAGACGGCGTAATTGTTAAGGGTCCAGAGGCGGGGTCAAAGGAAACGCTGTTGACAGTGACGCGATCAAAAAGGTCTTTAACGCGCTCAGCAATGGTGTAATTCGCCCCTGTCCCAACGCCTGCTTTGGTGAAAATGTTGATTAAAACAATGCCTGTTTGACGGTTGAAACCTGTTGTTGGGGCCTGCAATGTGAAATATGCATTGTCGTTAAATTGAAGCTGCACCTGAAGCCAGCTATCTGTATTTGGCGGGGTAAATGACGAGTTGGCATAAACGACCGGAATGGCTGGCGAGCTTGCCATTTCAGTAGCAATACGCCCTTCGATAACAGCACGAACGTCGTTGTAAGTGCTGGTCATGATTCTGCCTCGATGCGTGCCGCAAGCGTAGGAATAAGGGATTGAACGCGCTTGGCCGTCGCCCTTACCCAACCAGGGCCGCTGGTTTGCACGCTGCTGCCCTTGCCGAGGCTTGCCGTTTCAAGCTTTTCGGCATACGGCAAATTGTTGTAAACGTTGTAAACGTTGCCTGCTCGTTCTTTTTGATAACCAATTTTTCTTGGCTGCTCAGCGTTTGGCTCCGGGTAAGAATCTTGCCCTTCAGACTCACCAGGAAACGAAACATCGTTTTGCCCTACAGCCCAGCTAAGTTTGAAACGACCAGTGTCTACCGGGCTTTTTTGCACCACAGACTTGTAAGTTTCTGCTACCGCCGCAGCAATTAGCTTTTCGTACTTATTTTTTACGTGCTGGGGAACCGCAGTGATTTTTATATTTCTTGCCATCGTTATGCCCTCAGGATTAGTTCGTAGGTGATCGCCGTGTTGTCTTGCTCTGTAGTTTCAACACGAATGATTTGATGCACAATCGTGCTGATCACAACGCGATCTTTTGTGCCAGGAGCTGACGGCAGGTCAGTGGCCGCAACCGTCAAACGCTTATCGCCTTGCTGGATAAGCTCATTGACCTCGCGAACGCTCACGTCTTCCAACACACCTTTTACGTTCGTGTCGCTGGTTGTCTCAGCAATTGCGCCCGTTGTGGCGTTATATGTGCCTGCAGAAACGTAACGAACCGTCACATCACCGCCGAACTTTGCGACGACAGTGCCAGCCACATTTGCAATCTTTTGAGCAAGTCCCATTAGACGCTATAAACAATGACATGACCAGAGGTCAAAGTAATTGAAGTGAAAATTACGCCTTCAATGCAAGCACCATGATGAAGGTCAACTGCAGACGGGGCACCTGATCCGTTTTCAGTAATGCCTTCAGAAGTCATTGCGGCAATAACTGCATTCTTCAAGGCTTCCACCTTGTAAAACCTGCCAGTGTGCGCTGCTGTATCAGTAATGATGATTGCCTTTGACGGCGAATAACCCATGCCCATGATCAGCTCCGTTTGATTGCGATGTTGCCTGGTCCGCTAATTCTAAGCCCTGTCAAGTAACGCTCAACCATT